TTAAAGAGCTCAGCACTACGCTGGGCTTTTTTATTAACCTTTACTTATGAATCTATTTAGAAAGAAGAAGGAGCCAATAGATTTAAATGCCAAGCTGCTACCCGAGCTGTGCAGCTGCACTATTATACAGTGGAATTACACTGATGACTTTGGCTTAGAGGCTACTTATGCAGAGGATATTCCTTTTATGTTTGATGCAAGAAAATGCGTAGGCATACAAGCTGAGGTAGAGTTTAGAAAAGATGGTACTTACTATGTAGGTGAGCGCACGTTAGCGCTAATGAGTGGGGTAGATAATGCAGTAGTTATAGATGTGCCTTACAACGAATTCAAAAAGCATTTTCAGGAGCTTAAATCTAATATCATAACTAATGATTACATCATATCGCGAGGGTAGAAATGTCATTATCACTACTTGCAAGAGTGGAGATAAATTCTTAATGATGAGTGATATCCATTGGGATAATCCTCACTGCGATAGAAAGCTACTCAAAGCTCACTTAGATAAGTGCTTAGCTGAAAATATCTACTTCGCTGTTAATGGAGATTTATTCTGTGCTATGCAAGGCAAGTACGATCCGCGTAGAAGTAAGCAGGATATACTTCCGGAGCATAACGTAGCTAACTATTTAGATGCACTTGTGAACACTGCTATAGATTGGTTTAAGCCTTATGCTCATTTAATGGTATTCGTTGGTTATGGTAACCATGAAACAGCAATAATAAAGAACTGTGAAACTGACTTAATTGAGCGCTTTATTAGTGGCTTGAATAGAGAAGCAGGCACCAATGTTTTAGTAGGTGGCTATGGCGGTTGGTGGGTGCATAGAGTTATGAAAGGAGAGAAGAGTGCAATGGTATTTAAAACTAAATACTATCATGGATCAGGAGGAGGAGGAGTAGTTACTAAGGGAGTAATCCAAAACAACCGTATGGGTGTTATGATAGATGGAGCTGATTGCATTTGGGCAGGCCACGTGCATGAACTTTACCATCACTCAGATATGGTAGAGGAGTTATGCTACGCTGCAAATGGAGGCTATAGAGTTAATATGAGATACGTGCATCACATTCGTACAGCAAGCTATAAAGAGGAATATGATGAGGGATACATGGGCTTTCACGTAGAGCGCATGAGGCCTCCTAAACCTTTGGGAGCGTATTTGTTACAGTTAGATTTAGAAAGAATAAGTAAACCCGTTGACACTACATTAGTAATACCTACTTTTGTACAATGGCGGGACAAATAGATTATAACTTTAAGCCTCTTACAAGGCAATCAGAAGCACTTAAATTTCTTTCAGTAGATTCAGATGTAGAAACCATCTTGTATGGAGGAGCTGCAGGCGGTGGGAAGACTATGCTCGGCTGCATGTGGCAGATTCTTAGGCGCTTAAAATATCCAGGTACACGCTCATTAATTGGCCGAGCCAAGTTAGATACTCTTAAAAAGACTACAATGGCTACTTTCTTTCAGGTGGCTAATGAGATAGGGCTAAAAGCAGGAGAGGATTTTATCTATAATCAGCAGAGCCATATCATTAAGTTCAGTAATGGTAGTGAGATTATCTTAGCTGACTTGTTTCTCTACCCATCGGATCCTATGATGACTGACTTAGGAGGCCTCGAGATTACAGATGCATTTATAGATGAAGCTACTGAGATAACTGAAAAGGCTTATTCTATTGTCAGCTCACGTATAAGATACAAGCTTAATGAGTTTGGACTAAAGCCTAAGATTCTTTTAACTTGTAACCCATCTAAAGGATGGATCTATAATCAATTCTACTTACCTTATAAGAATCAAAATCTACCTGAGCACAGAGCTTTTATTCAAGCTTTGCCAGGGGATAATATACACTTACCTGATAGCTACGTAACAAGCTTAAGCCGATTACCGGAAGCGGATAGAAAGAGACTCTTAGAGGGAGATTGGGAATTTGATAATAGTAGTGATAGACTTTACCTTTATGATGAGCTTATGCGCTGCTTTCGTGAGCCAATGGCTGTAGGTGAGGGATATATTACAGCAGATATAGCTCGATTAGGTAAAGATAGAACTGTGCTTTGTGTATGGAGAGGCCTTAGCTGTATTGATATAGTAGTGCTAAGACAAAAGCGCCAAGATGAAGTTAAGGCAGAGATACAGCGCTTAATGAATCAGCATGGCATAAGACTAAGTAACGTACTTGCAGATGCTGATGGGGTAGGCGGTGGCCTTGTAGATAGCTTGCGCTGCAGGGAATTTATGAATGGTAGTAAAGCTGTAAGAGGTACTCAATATATGAACTTAAAAGCTGACTGCTACTTTAGATTAGGCGAGCTGATAGATAAGAATGAGATAACGCTACCTATTAAATGGCAAGAAGATATAGTTAAGGAGCTTGAACTGATCAGAAGAGTAGATCCTGATAAAGAAGGAAAGCTAAGAGTAACTTCTAAAGATACCATAAGCCAGCGCACCGGAGGGATTAGCCCCGATATAGCAGATGCTATAATGATGAGAGCTTACTTTGAGCTCAATAGGAACTACACTAAGTACGCATTTATCTAAGTTAAAGTGTGATTTAGCGCACTTTATTGTACTTAAAAGTGCTTTATGAGGGATATTACATACTTTAATGTGTTTTGCTTAGTAGAAAATAATCTACAAAATTATACCCTAAAGGGGCAATTAAGGGCAATTAAGGAGTATTCCTTATATTTCTATCCCTAATGGGTATAAACTAAAAGAGCCTCACCGTTGTGAAGCTCTCTCAGAAAATCAATAATCAATGTGCTAAACCAAAAGCAGATTAATAATTCAAAGATATAGAGCTTAATGCTATGTGAATAAGTATGTGAATAAGATGTTGAAAGCAAGTTAGTTAATAGGTTAATTTTGAATCATGAAGAATGAGGAAGCTTTAATACAAGAGGCAGTTATTAACTACATTAACGCTCAATATCCGCGGCTGCTTTATTGTGCTTCAGCTGGAGGTGTGCGCACATCCATGAAGCAGGCAGTTAAGATGAAAAAAACAGGATACGTTAAAGGCTTCCCTGATATCTTTATCTACAATGCTAAGGGCCCATTTTTTGGATTAGCTATAGAGATGAAAACAGCTAAGGGTGTAATGAGCGAAAGCCAAAAAGATTGGCAAGCAAAGCTTATTAACAATGGCTACCATGCAGTAACGTGCAAGAGCTTCGATGAAGCTAAACAAGTAATAGATGAATACCTGGCGCTCAGAAATAGATAAGTGTTATCCCGAATGGCGCAGAGTAGCAGCAACTGTTACGCGATTAGACTTAGCCGATGAGCTGCTCCATGACACGCTGCTTAAGATATTAGAAAGCGATAAAGATAAATTACAGGATATTCATAACCGAGGCAAGCTGAATAACTACGTGAGCAATGCTATCCGGTTATCTGCACGCTGTAGTAACAGCTCATTCAACTATACTCGGTTAAGATTCGAAAAGATACGCAACGATTTGAAAGATGATATTATAGATGATGTGAACAAGAGTGTAGGGATGAGATTAGAGAATGAGCAGTTAGATATCTTTATCAGCAGGCTGCCATACTTTGAGCGTGAATTATTCTTTCTTTATGCCTTAGATGATTTCAGCTACCAAGAGTTAGCTAAAGAGACTGGAATACCTTTGAACTATCTTTACCGTACAATTAAGAAAGCTAAAGTAACACTAAGAAATTCGTTACAGATATGATGATTAACAATAGTGATTTTGAACAGCGCATAAACATTTGCAAAGCATGCCCTGTATTCAATGAGCGCTATAAGACTTGTGGGCCTCCAACGAATGCGATTAACCCATTTAAAAAGCCTCATGTATTGGATGGCATAACCTTTAAACCTTGTGGCTGCCCTATTGATCACTTAGCAAGCTATGCAGTAACTGATTGCCCTGCTAAGAAGTGGCCTGCAATTATTACACAAGATTGGCAGGCGCCAACACTTGAGCAGATTAGAGCCATTAAAAAGCGAGGTAGATTAGAACCAGGCGAAATGAAACATCTGTTTAAGCTTCGTAAAGAATACTTAGGCATTAAAGATAACAAGAGCTTTACTACGTGCACTCCATGCATGAATAAGCTTTTAGATCAATTAGAGAAGAGCTTAATGGAAGATTTAGCTAAGGCAGAACAAGCTCAAGCACTGATAAAATTAACGCAAGTAGAGCTCACTTCTGAGCCAATAACAGAGGTAACTAATACACCCATAAAAAAACGTAGAGCTAAAAGAAAAAAACTATGACACTATTACTAATTTACTTAGCAGGATTTCTGCTGCACTTTGCAATCCTCAGCATTAACGTTTACAGACATCAGAGACACTTATCTAATTACCATTGGTATGCTTATGTGGGCATTGCATTTACAGGCCTTGTATGGCTGCCTTTTTGGGTATACATTACAGTGCTTAGATTTAAACAGCCTAAATAGTTTTCAACAATAGTACATGTAATTAATTTACAATTTTATATTTGTGCTATGCGTGAGATTACTGTTAGACATAAGATTTGATTTAAGGTTTAATATGCCCCCTTGGTGTTCACGCATGCATCTTGGGGGCTATATTTTTTACAGAGGGAAGCGATTAACAGCAGTGTAAAGAATGAATAGAGCTACTGCGGGATAGTAACAAAGCTCAGAGGTATGGCGAAGGTATAAGCCTCAGGTTACTTAGGGTAGGCA